GTACCATAGTTTTGTGCGCCTAAAGACCTAAAGCCAATCGCAACTGCTTTACTTCCTACTGTATCAGCAGTTAAGGCCACATAACCCAAAGCCACGTTCTGACCGCCAGTTGTAAGTGCGTCTGCGGCAAGACCGCCAAGGATGGTATTTTCAACTCCCGTGGTGATTGCCTTACCAGTTTGATAGCCAACAGCCACGTTATAAGCATCAGCACCAGCGTTTTGTACTAACAAAGCCTGATGACCTATTGCTGTATTTCTACCGTGTGCGTCCTCTAAGCTAAGAGCTTCCGTACCCAGAGCCACGTTCCCAGAACCAGTAGTAAGCGCATCACCAGCAAGGCCACCCACTATGACATTCTCAACTCCAGTGGTGACCGCACCACCTGCTGAATAGCCAACAGCGATGTTATAAGTCTCTGTAGCGGTGGTGAAATTTTGATTACCTAAAGCAAGTCTGCCTAGTGCGGTAGACCTACTGCCTTTTGTATCAGAACCTAAAGCATTTTTACCTAAAGCTACATTAAGACTGCCTGTGGTAAGTGCATCACCTGCAAGAGCGCCGATAAGCGTGTTGTCGGTTCCCGTGGTGACATTGTTACCAGCCAAATATCCTACGGCTGTATTAAAAGTGTCGGTGGCGGTAGTGAAGTTTTGAGCAGATAACGTTCCAAAACCAACAGCAGTTGATTTACTGCCAAGAGTATCTCCACTTAAAGCAGATCCACCTAGTGCCACGTTAAAATCTGCATCAGTTAGAGCGTCACCCGCAAAACTACCGTACACAGCATTTTCTAAACCAGTGGTCATATTTGTACCAGCCAAATATCCTACTGCTGTATTAAAACTGTCAGCACCAGCGTTAAGAGCTTTTAACGCACGGTAGCCAATAGCTACGTTATCTCCATGACCATCTTCAGTAGATAGAGCTTCAAAGCCGATTGCTACATTGTTATCACCCGTAGTAAGCGCCGTACCCGCTTCATCGCCCACGACCACGTTGTAGTTGCCGCCAGAGGTAATGCTGTCGCCAGCGTTAACTCCTATTCGTAAGTTACTGGTTCCAGAGGTAGGTGTTGTTATAGAGCCAGAAACTAATGCGATAGTCTCAACCTCTGTGCCACCATCTGTAGTGAAAAAGCGCAAAGCCCCATCTTCAGAACCATCACTAGCATCCATGATTTGAGAAACCATGTAGGAAAAGCGTGTGGCGTTGCCACCGTCATCATCCGCATTAAAAGAAATTAGTCCTGCAAAATCATTATCTGCTGGGCTACCGCTATCTCTGGTTAACGCTAGTCTTGGCCCAGAGTTTTCATCAGCATCTGTGCTTTTTAATGTAAGAGTGTCTGAGTTATCAGTAACCGTAATCGTTGCAGCAGAAGACGAAGTAAATGCTCCATCTACTTGCAGCGTAGAAGCCATATCCACAGCACCATCAATGTCCACGACATCTAGGTTAGTGGTGCCATCAACATCTAGGTCGCCATTCAGATCGGCATTGCCTGTCAGAGTGAACGCGCCACTGACCGTCAAATCATCAGTAATCGTCAGATCGTCTTCTACGGTGAGGTCAACGACGTTGAGGTGAGCAAACGCATCAACCATAGCGCCGCCAGATCCGGCACCATCTGAGTAGATAGCTTTGGTCTGGCCGTTGGGGACTGTGACCGTCGCGCCACTGCCCTGCTTGATGATGATGTTCTGTGACCCCGATGTGCTATTTTGTATGAGCCACAGCTTGCTAACAGTGTTCGGGCCAATAGTGATCGTACAGGCAGAGTCTAAAGTGCCAGTGTACTTAAGGAAAAGACTCCTACCGGGATCAGTAGAACCGTCAGCAATAGTAGTAGTATGAGTATCAGCATTCGTCGTGATTGCTTCTGTGCCAAAGCTAAATGCCTCTGCAATTAATTCGAGGTTAGTATTTGTGCTAGTGCCCCAAGTACCAGCTTCATCACCAGTGGCAATCTCTTTTAAGCGTAAATCATTAACATAAGTTGCCATTTATTTTCTCCGGCTTTTTGACTTCTTTTTTTCCATAGAAGCCACATGCTTTTTTAACATCTCAGCTTGTTGTTTATGAGACTTAGATGCCTTTTCCAAACCCTTAATTACCTTTTTAACCTTTTGTACCATTAGGCAACCTCTTCCCAGTTAGGTGTTTGGCTATCATCAACAGCCGTCCAATTAGGCGTCTGGCTAGTTGATATTGTTGAATAACTTGGCGTTTGATCCCTATCCACAAGCCCCCAAACATTTGACGGGCCAATCGCTCCAGTAGCGCTAACGCCAGTAGGAACAATGTTAGCATCGGCTGTCGTAGTGACAGAACCCACACTGCCTGTTGCCGACACCCCTGTAACTGAAGTGCTAGCTTTTGCTTCAACTGTGGCGCTACCAACAGCGCCCGTTCCTGCAACTCCTGTAAGCGCAACATTAGCTTCTGCATCGGTTGTAACGGTGCCAGCCGCAGATGTTCCTGAAACGCCTGTGACAGTAGTATTTGCTTCTGCATCGACCGTCGTTGTTCCAACAGCACCCGTTCCTGCATTGCCTGTGACAGGAAGGGTATTATTTGTAACAAGCGATATACTGCCAAGTTCACTTGTACCCGCAACCCCTGTAACAGTGGTATTTGCTTCTGCATCGACTGTTGGAATCGTAACGGCACCTGTGCCAGCAACTCCTGTAACCGATGCATTAGCTTCTGCATCAACTGTGACTGTACCAACGGCTCCGGTTGCAGAAATGCCTGTAACGTCAATAACGTCGGGCGTACCCCACGCATCTTCGCCCCAAGTGCCTCTACCCCATCCATTGATATTTGCCACACGCTAATTCCTAAGCAATACGAATAATTGCGTTACTAGCATCGGCTGTTGGAAACTGCACCGTAAAATCACCGGCTGTGCTTGTTTTATCTCCACCAAAATCAAGCGCACATACTGATGGATCACCAGAAGCAGACTCATTAAATATAAGCGCTCCTCGTGCAGTCAGTGTTGCATTTGAAAATGTCAGGTCTGCAAAATCTGTAAACGCCGTAGTTCCTGATGTAGTTGGATCTACACGAGTTAAAGCTGCGCCTTTAGCGGTATAGTTTGTGCCCGACACTTCATTTGAAACCGTGTACGCTGTTGTACTAGCGCCCAAACTTGCAGAGCTTGTGTACAAAGCTAGATTAAATGTGCTGCCACCAGAGTTCTTGAAGTTATGGACTGCTTCCATAAGTTCTTTTTTGAAGCTGGTACACATTGCTGTCGTAATAGCCATTATAGCCTCCTAATTATTTCAGCCATTTCGCTCTGGCCTTGTTTCTCAAGTTCACCACACAATGTAGTTCTGTCGCTTTTTAAAGCTTCCTTCATGTAATACGTTACACAGTTTAACACACTCTGTTTAAACGCTTCCGCTTGTTGAGCAATAACAGGGTGCGACTCATTGCCAACGCTGACAATCCGGTTTGTAGCTGTTTCAGCCCAAAACTCTACGTCATGGCCTTTGTTTGACGTTGTTACTACATCAAACGCACCTACACTTAATTCAATAGATGATGACATTACTTGGTACTAATGCTTGCCTGACCAGTTCGGTAGGCATCAGTTCGATTAAAGCCTTCACCTTCTTTCTTCAATTGGCCGACAGAAATCTCAAACTGTTGTTGATATTGTTGAATAATATCTGGCTCACCCTTCATAAATATATATGCCTGAACAAGACTGCCATAAAGCAGCGCATTCGTTGCGTTATCGCCCAGCCAGCTAGTGCCGCTTGAGGCATCAACTATTGACTGTGGAAGGTATGAGTAATGCAGTTCTGCCGTATAATTGCCATTTGGCGTTGGCGCAACCATAAAAGTCTCATCATCAAAAATTGAATAATACTTTGGTACGCCCGTTGATGAGCTATCTGGATAAGCTTCTCTAATAAAGTTAACGTCTTTAAATATCAAAAACTCATACCCAGAGTTATTAATCGCTAACGAATATGGGTACAAAAAATCACTAGGCGTAGCTAAATACTGATTGCTCTGTGTCAATGTCCCCGTCACATTCTTTCTAAAGTCTGGTAACTGAATAGATCGAAGTAACTGCTCTTCAGTTGTCTTAATAAATACAGGTATGTTTGAGGCAAAGGTTGTTTCTGTATTCTCTGTATAGTCTTTAATTGCCTGAGTAAGAGTTGTATATGTCCAAGCCATTAGCCTATTACCACCTTAACTATTCCAACTTCTCCGGTAATATCCAAGCCTACTGTCCTAGAGCCAAGCGGTGTAACTCCACCGCCCACAGGGTCAAATGAACCGAGCCTTCTGCTAGCATTAATTGCATTATCTGGCCGTGGATTTCTTAACGCCTGTGGATCAGACATATTCATGCGGCCAAGTTCATACTGAGGATTGTCTTTATCTAAAACGTCATACCCGACTCTAAAGCCCGTATCTCTGCCATCACGAATTAATGGCACCAGATCTCTCAACTTATATCGAAAACCTGTTACATCACAAAACCCAAATGCATGTTTGCCTCTAGCATATATGCTCAATGTCTATACCCTCCGGGCACAAAATATAATGATGATTTTTCTCTATCTGCATCAGCAGCTAGTCGCCATTCATCTTCATATATTTGTTTTAGCAAAGGGATTCTTTGGGCAAGCTCTGGCTTTTTAAGACTTATTTGATAAGCAAGCCCTGCAACCAAGCATGGAAGGTATCTTGATGGCACTTCTGGATTTGATGCGCCAGTAGACCCGGCATCCGCTATTCGCTCCATATAATAATATGTAAGAACATATGGCTCTGTTGAATCGGGAACAGGCCACAAGTTAATAGCAATGCCGGTATCTATTTTCTCAAGCCAATACTGCAATGGCTTTGAGCTAGTCAACTTATTTGTAAGATGTGAATACTGCTTGACCGAAATGCGTGTAAGCATCTGATCAACCTGTGTCGATACATTGCCTGAGTTTGTGCGTATAAACGCTTCAACAATATCAAGTATCTTTCCATCTAAAGCGTATCGTGACGTTCCAGCAGTAAGAGACTGCGTCCCCTCTTTTATCGTCCACAAATTAAGCCCACGATTCTGCCACTCCAGAAACATGAGATTAAGACTACGCCTAGCAGTACGA